TGCTAGAGCGCCTTGTTTACCGATAGCATTACTGCTAAGGGGTTTTTTGGCATTCTCTTCAATTTTTGCGGCTTCTTCACTAATTTTGCCTTGCTGCTTTCCTTGATTATAAAACCAGGAATTCTTGATTGCAGAATATGTGGCACTCCAAGGATCATCCGCTTTAGTGATGGCTGCGGCCAATTCCGGATTATTTTGTTCTAAGTTTCTTACGTTTTCTTCACTAACGATTAAATCGTAATCAGCAAAGCGCTGTTTAGCTCTTTGAGGAAGAGCTTCCTTCTCCCTTTTTTCGAAAAATTCCTGAAACTTTTTCTCCGCGATCTTTTCTGCGTACTTCTGTACGTGTTTCCACTCTGGAATGTCATCGGGAGATAACTCAGGAAGTTCTTCTTCTTTTTTAGGAGGAGCAATTATATTTTGCAGTGTGCTTTGTAGCTCGCGATTTAAACGCTCTTGTTCTTGCAGTCTTTTTTCAGCTTCTTTTTTTTCTTGCTCAAGACGTCTAAAATTAAACTCTTTCGAGTTTTCTTTAGACTCAGTTGATTGAGACTGCTGGACCTCAGTTTTAGCTTCAGGGGCGACGGTATCCTGATCATTAACGACTTTAGCTTCTTCGGCCATCTTCTCTCCTTTCCGTGGGCGAGACGGGTTACGCCTAAACTTAACATTTTACTATATACAACAAAACGTTTTAGTTTACAAGGGGGTAAAGATATTATTTTTGTTTTGTGAAAAAAGGAAAATAAATAAACTGGAAAAGGAGGTGTCTCATGAATGAAAAAGTTCAATCAGAAGACTTAAAACTAATCATTGACGGTAGTGGCAAGGTAAACAGTTTAGAACACAAAGAGAAAAAACCAACGGTTATATTTCTAGGATGTGACGCGCTAGACGAAGATGAAGAAATAACCTACGCAAGAAGTAAACAAACGATCGGCAAAGACATGATTTGGCTTTTTTCTATATTGACAATAGCTGTTATAATATTTGTAATAGCCTACAAAATAGCTATAATAAACTAAACTAAAGTTCCATCTTTATATTGTTTAATGCATTTTATAAGAAAAGGATCTGTATATGCTTCTGTTTCTAGAAATGTGTTGAAGGCATGTTTCTTAGGAAGAACCCATTCAAGATCTAGTTTTTTAGATTTAGGATCATATGACCATAGAGTTAAACCAGGTTCTGGTTTAGGTCTTGTATGTCTTGGTTGAACATATATCTCTATAACTCTATGCAAAAAGCTATTTTTCTTAGCAATAACAAGCAAATAATATTTTTGTTTCCAATCAGGATCGTTTATTCTTTTGTCGATACTTTCTTGGAGTTGTTTACCGTATTCTTTGCCCCAAACTTCTTCAACAAACTCACCAACTTCAATGTTATCATTGTGAAGATGTTCTTGATGAGTATCAAAAAGTTGTTGACCGATTGTTTTGTTTTTGCCATTTTGCTTCTCGTTGTTATTTTTAGACATTTTTCAAAAACCGGCGGTATATACCTTTAATCTTGTAATGCGACCGAGGAGAGGGTACGTGTCCGCAAACACAGCCATACACACAATCACCGGTAATTTGATTAATATCGAGAATCTTTAAAACCATTTCTTTTCAATTTGGTTTTATCTTCTTTTTCGAATTTCTCTTGTTTCTGAGTATAGTCCATCGTTCCGCTTTGCTTTTGTTCTAAAAGACCGTCAGCTTCTGGAATAGACTTGTTAGATGTACTACCATATTGTTCTTTTTTCATAGGAAAAATAACTCCTTTTTGGATTAATCCATATATCGGCTGTTATGTTTCCTCTCTCCGACATATTTTTTTTCTTTGCGCGCAGACTTATTTCCTATTTCATAAGCCTCCGACATTTTCTTGAGAGGTAAAGTTTTTGCAATCTTTTTAGTTGGCTTCTTGATTTTCGATAATTTTTTAAGTGGCATATTAGTCTCCTGTTTCAATTTTTTATATGTAGTATAAGCAGTTTAATGTCAACTAAAAGATTTCATTTATTCTTTTTCTTTGGGATCTTAGCTTCAGCTTTGCGGGCAACTGGCTTTTTTTCAGGGATGATAAAATGAGGGCAAAATATTTCTGTTTTTTTCCTATTCCTAGTTTTTTTTCCATTAAGTTTAGCTTTTGTCGGATCTACTTTGGCAATTTCTTTTTTCTTTTTCTGCAAGTCTCGTTGTCTTTTCAACATATATTCATATAAATCTTTTAGTGTGGAAAAAAGAAAACAATTAGTCACCTCGCTTTTATCGTCTAGCAGTGCTAGATGATGCCAATTTCTATACCTAGTTAAGACACAAGAAAGATCTCTGGCAAAATATTGTAGAAAAACAAAATTAACTATCGATTTAGGTGATTCATATCCATCAACCAAATCAAAATGTTCATCCATGTCAATTAAATCTTCGTCATACATAATCGTGCAAAGACTTTCCCATTTACTCATTTCTTAGCCTTTTTACGTTTTTCAACTAATCGTTTTAGTTCTTTACGCAAAGCAGCGTCATCTTGGAGCATTTTGTGATATTCCTGTTTGTCCTCGTTCAAGTGGCTTTTTACTTTCTTCACTACCTTCTTGGCCAGTTGCATTTGTTCTCTCCTCTTCTTCTAAACCTTTTAGTAAATTAAGTTTGTGTTCAATGTTTGTTAGGTCCATCTGTTCAAGCTCTTTTAGAGCTTTAACGAGATTGAGCATAGATCCGGTTCTATCTTCATCCGCTCTTTGGATTCTTTCAGCATTGACAGCTTGTTCTAATTGAATCTTAGCTAGTCTTTCTTGAGCTAACGCTTCTTGAGAAGCGGAATAAGACATCTTAGTTTGATTATCAACCTGCATAGCTTGCAACTGAAGTTGCGACTGTTGTTGAGAAAGCTCTGCTTGTTGTTGTTCTCGCTTCATGATGGCTTCTTTAAGCTCTTTCTTGCCGTGAATTGGAGCTTTATCAATCATCATTTCAGCTGGAATCTCAATGCCCATTTCTTTCATTTGAAGATACTGCATAAACTCAAGTTTTTGCTGAGTATCAGTTAACAATCCTTCAGCAACTTTGCAGTCGTACTTTTGGAAAGCTTTGTTGAAAAACTGAGGAGACGGTTCTTTGTTCAAGATTCTTTTTACTTTTCCATAAGTGAAGTTGTTTTGGATAATATCGATTGTCAATTCACCGAGTAGTTTTTGTGACATATCGAGTTGATCAAAGAGCTTTTGAAGGGTAACAAGTCCAGCTCCTTGTCTGAGCGATGCTAAGATACCAGACTGACTATCATCTGCAGAACCTAGTAATTCTTCATTAACACCACTGATTTGATTGATCTCATTGCCTAGCATCTCAGATAACTGGATAGTTGTAGGAGGAATAGCAGGAGACTGCATCTGTTCAATAGAACCCATGCCAAGCGGAGCTGTAGACTTAATGAAGACTGGTTGACCTTGACCGCTTTTAAGCACGTCATTGTTGTCAACAAGCGAACCTTCCATTACCTTCATGCCAGAATTTATTTGAGATTCAAGAATGTCGAGTTCAATGACTTTACGCCTATTATATAAAAATTGAGCATCTCTCAGACCACGAACTACTCCTTGTAAGCGCCATTGAAGACCGGTATTGTCAGGGTCATGATATCCCACTACAGGAACAAAGGGATAACGATCGATTCCTAAAGGATTTGGGCCATCGAACATTACGCGATTATTTACTACAATAGCAAGTCTAGTAGAGGCCTTTTCAATTTTTTTAACTTTTATCTCTGGATATTGATTTAAGAAAAGTTGCAATGCATCTTTGTTATCACCCTTCCACTCCATTACCTCGCCAGACTTTGTGTCATAGAGAATCTTGGCCTTTCTAGTTGTTTGATACCAATATTCATCATAGGGAAGAAGATCGCGAATAGTGAAATTGTAGTTTTCAGGCATGTAATAAAAGCGCTGATCTCTATTAGATGTTCTAGACATCCCATTAACTTCATCTTCACGACCAGGAAGTAAAAGATTTATTTCATATTTACTCAACCATTTTCTTGTCCAAATGAAT